CTCTGGCTAAGGATGAAGTTATTACTTCGGGAATAGCTAGTGACAACACACCTAAAAGCGCGGACATTAATTCCGCAGATCAGGAGATCAAGATGGATAATCAAAACATCGACTTGGAAGCTTTTGCAAAAAAGGTAGCAGCTGACACTGCCGCTCAAATCGCAATGAAGCAAGCCGAGCAAAAAGCAGCTGAGCAAGCAGTAGTAGAAAAAGCAGCTGAACAGGCTTCATTTATTGAAGCACAAGATATCAAAGTTAAGACTGGAATTCAGTCTGGCGTTGAAGCTCTTATGAGCGACGTACAAGCACAACTTACTGCAAAAGATGCAAAATTCGACGAAGTTATGGCTAAGCATAGCAAAGACCTCGAAGAGAAATCAGCTGAAATCACTGCTATGCAAAATAGCAAGAAGACTTTTGGTGACCGTGCTGGAAAAGGCGACGTATCTAAGTGGGGCTCAGAGTTCTTGAAAGCTCACCTATTGGGTGTTATGACTCAGAAAGGTATGCACACAGGCTTCGCTCGCGACCTGCAAGAAAAAGCTGGTATTGATTACACTACTAGTGCCGCTGACATTGATCAGGAAGTTTCTAGGCTCTTAGAGAAAGAAATTCAGAATGAGTTGAAAGTAGCTCGTTTGTTCCGTGAACTGCCTGTAAATGGTGCAGCTACTGTACTTCCAATCCAACCAGATGTTAACCCTGCTGTATTCCAGACAGGTGCTGCTGCTGCTGGTAACTTGGAGAACCGTGGAGCTTCTGATAACACGTTTAAAGTTAAGCAAGTAATTCTTAATGCTTATCGCTTGATCTCTAGTTCTTTCATGGACAACAACGTAGACGAGCAAGTCCTCATTAACTTGATGCCTATGCTAGTTGAGTCAGTTGCTCGTGCACACGGACGCGCAGTAGAGAACGCTATTATCAATGGTTCTGGTTCAATTACTGGTCTTGACGGCTATGCAGCTGCTCACGGCACTACTTTGGATGTATCTGACGCTACTCGTTTAACTTCAGCGTTGCTTTTAGCAGCTCGTGAAGGAATGGGTCGTTATGGTGTTAACCCAACTGACATGGCTTACATTGTAAGTAATGACGGTTTCTACGATCTGTTGAATGATGCAAACTTCCAGACTCTTGATGAAGTAGGATCTGATCTTGCTGCTCGAGTAACTGGTACTGTTGGAGCCGTTTACGGTACTCCAGTGATTGTATCTGAAGAGTTCGCAGCACCTGCAGTTGGTATTCCAGCAGCTCTATGTGTTAACACTCGTAACTATGTAATTCCTCGTCTTGGCGGCGTAACCGTTGAGCAGGATTATGAAGTTATGAATCAGCGTCGAGTAATCGTTGCTAGTCAAGCTCTTGGATTTGAAGAGTTGGTAGCAGGCGCAACTGGTCACGAGCCAGTAGTGAAAATCGACTACATCGCTTAATACTTAAAAGTATAGAAACGAGGGGGAGGCTTCCTCCCCTAAGTTTTTACTAAGGAACTTATATGGCAAATTTAATAACTTTAGAAGATTATAAAACTTCAGAAAAGATTGAAAGTACGAAGGATGATACTCGTCTAAATTCTTTAATTGCCTCCGTAAGTTCTTTAGTAAAGACTTATTGTAATAACCCACTAGTAGACTACTATAGCGCCGACAAAACAGAAACTATCAGCGTTAAATGGAACACTACCAGTCTTCAACTAGCAGGAAGTCCTATAGTTTCCGTAACTAGTGTGAAAGAAAGAACTTCTTATGATGCTGCTTACACTACACTGACTACAGGAGCGCATGAATACTACTTAGATCTTGATACAGATAGTATTGTTCGTACTACAGGTTCAACTTTTAAGAACTGGCCTCAAGGCCCCGGCTCGGTACAAGTCGCTTATAAATCAGGATATGCGGCATGTCCAGCAGATTTACAACTGGCAGTAATTGATTTAATTAACTACTATCATAAAGATGAACATAAAGCTCGTCAGACTATGCAAGGCGCAAGTATACAAAATACTACTTCTTCTAGCCAAGCCAATAACGTATCGTTCCCAGACCATATTAAAAGGGTCTTGGATTTGTATAAGAACTACTAAGTGTCTAGAGGTAAGCTTACATCGTTTCTAGGCAAGCTAAAGAAAGAGATGAGCAAAAGTGGAGAATTTCAAAGATATGATGCTGAGGTTGCTCAAAATACTTTTTACTACTCTCCTAAAGAGCTAAGAGGATCATTAAAACAAGAATTTGAGTTCAGAGACCTAGGGCACTTACTAAATGACGGAACAGAGTTAAGTAATTGGATAAAAAACAGAACTGATACTATGCTAACGACACTTAGGGCGAAGTATAAAAGTGGTCTGACCCACAGAAACCACGCGATGGAGATGTCGGGTAATCAACACTTTATGATGGTAACTCTACAGACCGAGATTAATCCTTCACCTAAAAATACGAAAGGGAATCCGTATAATAACTTTCAGGCATTAAGAGGGCAGTATACAAAACTCATGGATGCTTTCGCACAAGACTTAGCTAAGAAAGTATCCAATCTAGGAGAAAAACTTCTTACAACAAGGAGGACTAATAAAGAGAAATTCCGCGACAAGGATGGAAATCGCAATAAAGAATTTAAACTTTCAAACAATGAAATGGTAATGGGCAATGCGGAAGTTAGCAAGTTTAGTCATCTTTCAGAAGCTGGACACGACAAAGGTTTTGAAGTTCTGGAATCAAGACTACAAGCTGCTATGGATGCTGCCTTTAATGATGAATACCCTAGACGTGTTGATAGAAAGATATTAAATAGAGACTTAAAAAAACTAGGACTGGACTTAGAGATTGAACGAAATGATAAAACAGGTGAGTACTACTTTAGAATGCAGTCTCGAGTTGATAACCAACAACAAGGCTTTTTATCTGCTAAACAAAGGGAGGATTTTGACAAGCAATTAGAAAATGCGATAAGACTACTAGATAACGAAGATAGTATTCTTAATTTACAAGGTTCTTCGTCTATGTTAGATATGAAGATGGACGAAAGTGCAGTAAAATTACTGAATCCTTTTGAAGGCATAAAAAATGTAAAGGTTAAAAAGCCTAAGCTACGCAAGAAAAAAACAAGAAAACCTGTAGTCTCTAAGGCTAAGGTTCGATCTAAAAAACCCACCATGGCTATTGCATCGGTGGCAGTACGCAAAATTAACCTTACTAAAGCGAAGAAAACAAAAGGTGCAATAAGTAAGGGAGCACAGTTCAGTCCGATAGCTATGATAGCATTAATTAATAAACAGCTACCTGATACTATACGAAAGAATATGGATGAACCAGCTCTTGTAAATCGAACAGGTAGATTCGCTGAGTCGGTATTTGTTGCTGATGTAAATAAAACGCCCCAAGGATTCCCTAGTTTTGGATATACTTATCAAAAGCGGCCTTATCAAACATTTGAAATGGGCTATGCACAGGGTTCAGCTGAGCGAGACCCAAGAACATTAATTGACGGATCCATTCGAGAAATAGCCGCCCAAATGGCAATCGGAAGGTTCTATACTAGGAGACTATGATGGCAGTAAGAAGTTTTACAACGAGAAGACTTGGTATCATAGAGGGTCTTGTAAACAAGCTAAAAGATATAGATGGCACCGGCGAGTATCGTTCTAACGTAAATGAAAACGTTTCGCCACGGTTAAAGTTTTGGGATGAGATCGAAGAATTTCCTGCGATTCATCTTAATGCCGGATCTGAAACACGAGAGTATCAGGCCGGAGGACACAAGGATAGGTTTTTGTCGGTTACACTACGTTGTTATGTACAAGACGAGGACGCTGTCACAGCACTAGATGAGTTATTAGAAGATGTAGAAACAGTAATAGAAGATAACTCAAGATTAACGTATAAAGATCGCAATAACGCAGATCAATATACACAACAAATCACAATCGTTAGTATTGATACCGACGAAGGTGTACTTGAACCGCTAGGTGTCGCAGAGATGCTGATTGAGGTTCGATATTAGAAAATGCAGGCACGAGCAAAAGTTCACGTCCTAGCCTTTTCAAGATAACATAGGAGATTTACT